GGAAAGAGGGGTATATGAAGTGTTCACACACTTGACATACTTAGCAGATTACGTGTACGTGCAAAAAGTAGAAATGAGAAAACGCAATAGATAATGAGTAGCAGTTACAATTATAGTTACAACGTGTTAATCAATAGGCTTGAAGCATTTGCCGCAGGTCACTTCTTGATTAAGCGATTTACTCACGGGCAAATTGATATGAGTGATCAGTTAAATGATGACCAATATCCATTCATGCACGTTACGCCCGATACAATTGAACCTGTGAAGGGTGCAATGCAATTTGGTTTCCACATCATGTTTGCCGATATACCGCGTGACAAAGAAAAAAAAGCGGAATATCAGCGTGAAGTCATTAGCGATTGCATCCGATTAGGGCAAGACCTTGTAGCTGAAATTCAAAACGGCCTTGAACTATTTGGTTTTAATGTGCAACTCGTTAACAACGTGGTGTTCGAGCCATTCATGGAGGAACAAAAGAACACGGTTACGGGTGTTGCGTTTACTATTAAGTTAGAAGTACCTTGGGACTGGAGTGCATGTGACATCCCGGCTATTTGGTCAGTTGGTGGCGCAGGTGGCAGCGGTGGTGAAGGAACGGGCTACGGCATAACGCTGCGCACGAATGGAACGGATAATGTAGTTCAAACGCTGCTCGACTTAGTTGATGGCACAAACATCACCATTACGGATTTAGGCAATGGCCAAGTGCAAATCGATTCAGCAGGTGGCGGGGTAAGCGATTACGTGAGTACCGCATACAACGCAAACCACACCACAGCAACAGGCAACCAATATGTAATTGGTGATCGCGTATGGTATAACGGCAACGTGTATCAATGCATAGCAAACAATGACGCGCTGCTTCCAACTAACACGCTATATTGGCAACTTGTAAGCGCGGGTTTCAGGTTGCGTCAAAGCCCTGTGGATTGGAATGCAACGAGCGGTGATTATCAAATTTTAAACAAGCCTACCATACCGGCGGCACAGGTCAACTCGGATTGGAATGCAGTGAGCGGGGTTGCTCAGATATTGAATAAGCCTACGATACCAGCCGCCCAAGATTTGCAGGGTGTTACCACTATTGGCAACGAAACCACCAACACCATTATCGTAAAAAATGTTTTTGGCTTTCAGGTTAAAACAGCGGTTAACCAAGTCTTAGTTGATGCTAAACCAAACGGGGCAGGTGTTGAGGGTGAAATAAACATTTACAGCACAACAGGATTTGACCCTGCAACTACATATAAGCGTACAGGGGTAAATAATATATTATTTCCTACATCGGGCACAGGAACCTTTGCCTTATCAGTTAATGGTGTTACACCCAATGCGGTTACTGGAGATATAACTATTTCAGGCGGCGGCAGTGGCACGGTAACATCGGTAGGCCTTACCGTACCTTCAGCATTTAATGTAACCGGTTCACCAATTACCACAGCAGGAACACTTGCAATCACAGGCGCAGGACTTGCAACGCAATACGTGCGTGGTGATGGGCAACTTGCTAACTTTCCAACCACAAGCGGCGGCGGCTCCTCGGTTAGTTACTATTTAAACGGCTCAATTAATCAAGGTACAATAGGCGGCAGCACGTACTACCAAATGAGCAAAACAGCTGTATTTGGTGCGGGCACGGATTTCACTCGAACTAATGCAGCGGGCAATGGATTGATTGCACAATTCATTACGGATGCTAATGATCCAAATGTTTTGCTTGTACCGGGTGGAAACTTTAACCTTGAACTTTATTTCAGCGCGTCATCGGGTGGCGGTTCACCTTCATTTTATGTTGAGTTGTACAAGTACGATGGCACAACATTCACGCTATTGGCTACGGATGTAGCAACGCCTGAAGGCATCACACAGGGCACGGTAATCGATGCTTATTTCACGGCTCTTGCAGTACCGCCAACAACAATGGCATTAACCGATAGGCTGGCTTTGCGTGTGTTTGTTACTACATCGGGGCGCACGTTGGTATTACACACTGAAAACAGCCACCTATGCCAAGTTATAACCACATTGAGCACTGGCATCAATGCAATTAATGGTATTACATCGCAGGTTCAAAACCTTGCAACGGGCACAGCCGGAACTGATTTTGCAATAAGTAGCACAGGAAGCACGCACACTTTCAACTTGCCTACTGCCAGTGCTGCAAATCGTGGTGCATTGAGTAGCGCCGATTGGTCTACATTCAATGGCAAGCAGAACAGCATAGGACTTACAACGGTGGGGAATAACCTTGCCACGCTAACAAATCCAAATGCGCTTACGTATTTGCGCGTGAATGCGGACAATACGATTACAGCACGCACGCCAGCGCAGGTGTTAACGGATTTGGGTGTAAGCTCCAACATTATTTTGTTCCGTGACCTTACCGTTTACACGGTGGCTAACACCACTACGAATACGATAGCATGGAGTGGTTCAGTTGCAGCCAATACTTTACAGGTTAATGACATCATAGATTTTCAGACGCTGGTTCAAGGTAACACACCCAACGGAACTGCTTTTAATATTAGGTTATACGTTAACACGTCGGCGAGCATAGCTGGCGCTACTCAAGTTGGACGCTTTTCTGTAAGCAATGCCGCCTGTCATGGTTTGTTTTATCGACAAATTGCGGTAACGGCTACGGGTGCAAGTGGTAACATCCGTGTATTTAGTAATGCAGCCACTTCGCTTTCGGCTTATTCTCAAACAAACTCAACTACTAGCAACATAACTGTGAACACCACAGCACCTTTATTCTTCATTTTAGCGTTTGAGATGGGTAACGCTACTAGCACATCAACCATTCAATACATTAATGCATTAATATCACGATGAGAAACATACAACCTCTTGACATTTGGAGCGATGGCGACACTAAAACAGCCACATCCATCTTACTTTACATCAGCTACGATGACCTCGCTACACAGGCAGCATTGGTGTACAAGCTATTTGATACCATAGGCAACATCATATACGAGGGCCAACTACTTTTTACAGGTCAAGAGTATATTGATTGGGGCAATAGTGGTGATTCAAATGCTGAAGCTTACACGCTTGCAGCGGCACATTTAAACATCACACTTGCATAGTGGCGGATGCGTTTGAAGATATGTTGAATGAGTATGCGCTAGCCGTAGTTGAGCGGGCGCAATCAAACCTGCGCATTAAACGTAGGGTGCGCGGCAAGACCGTTAACCGCGTTGCATCGGGCAGGTTGCTCAATTCATTATACTACAATCTCAAAATCCGTTATAACAAGCCTACGATTGACTTCACCGTGTCTAATGATGAGGCGGGAAAGTATGCAGACGTTATTGAATTTGGGCGCAAGCCTTATCCGGGTGACCCTACCAAAAGGCCACCTATCAAAGACATCATGCAATGGATTAAACTCAAGCCGCTGAAGCTACGCAACAGGCAGGGCGAGTTTATCAAATCAACAGAAAGCAACATCAAGAGTGCTGCATTTGCCATTGCTAAGAGCATCGGTGAAAAAGGTATCGAAGGGATTTACTATTACACAGAGGCAATAGATGATACATGGGACGAGTACAAGGATAAACTAATGAATAGTTACATCAAGTCAGTTGAACAAAGATTACTACTAAATAAAAGATAATGGCAATAACGATAAATGACCAGCCATATAATTGGGCGGTACGTGGGCAAAAGCTAATGATCATTGCGACAAGTACGGAAACAGCACAGACTGGATTCCGTTATGGAGTGGAGGTTGTAATCGATGCAAAGACGTACAACTTTTATCTACCTGCTGCGCCCGATGGTAAGTTATACTTTGACTTGTCGCCATTGCTTGAAGACATGCGCAACTATGAGCCGCTCAATTTTCACTTTTCAACAGATGATACGGTTGATGACTTAAGCAAAAAGATTATCGACTTCACGCTTACTGAATGGTGGTTGGTTAGTGGTATTCTTACACTAAATGAAGGCAGTGAGGAAGTGGGTACGCAAATGATAGCTATCAATGGCTACTTTCAAGTAATAGACGGCTACAAGCCAAACGTAGAAACAG